CAGCACCAGTAACTGGAGCTAAAGCTTTTACACCTGAACCTGCAACGGCATCAACACCTTCGATCATAGACATCTCTAAGTAGTCTTCAAATCTTAGTCTTGTTTCGTGCTCAGACTTTAAATACCAAAGATATCCAGTAGCTCCGTTTTCAGTAGTTACTTCAACCCATTCAATTTGAGCCATATCAGAACCAGAAACAACATACTTGTCTTTGATTATAATTGGTTTGTTAGATAAGAAGACATCTTCAGACTCTAAAGAACCAACCATTCCGTTAGCACCTTTTTTGAATTCAGAACCGTATACGAAAATAGTAGCTGTTCCTGCGTTCATTCCAACTGCTTGATTTGCTTCGTAGTAAGCTACTTCAAAAGCATCAGCTGTACCAGCAGCAGTAGCAGCACCAACGGCTGTTACGATAGCTTTGTTTGAAGTTGATCCACCTTCTAAAGAAATGAAAAGTGTTTGACCTACTCTAAAGTTACAAGCTGCACCACCTGCAGTTATCCAAGGAACGTTAGTTGCAGCAGTAGCACCATCAGCTCCTGTTGTACTACATCCTTCGTACTTTGTGTGTAGTCTACCTTGCTCTGCCCATTTAATAAGGTCTGAGTTAGTAGGCATTTCAGCTCCTACCATACGTAAGAAAGCTGCGATTGTTCTGTTACCGTATCTTTCGAATTCTTTTTCGTAAGTATCAGGTAAATATTGATTTAAAAAATCAAAGTTTGTTATATAATTGCTTGGTAAAGCTGCCTTTACCGAACTGGGAGTTAATGCAACTCCACCAGCGTTTAATGATCCTGCCATTGTTTTTGTTTTTAGTTATTAGTTTTTATTTTTGTTACTTTTTATTCTTAATCCAGAACCACTACTACTACTAACTGCTGACACTTTAAAACCTCCACTAGACACCGATTGAGTCGCGTTACGAATACCATTCATATCAATGTTTTTACTTTCTTTAGTTATGTCATTTACCGCATCTGACTTGCCTTGTTCATAAAAGAACTTAGCAAACGAATCCGGGTGCATAGCTAACGAAAGTGACTTATGATACGAAGCGGCATCTTTTAAGTAACCATCCTCAGTCAAATGTTTAGATATGAAGTTATTTAGATCTGCCTGTGACTCTTTTAGTTTTTCTGAATCTGCAGGTTTGTACTTTAGAGACTTATCATTTAACTTGAATTCGAAACCTTCAAATTTATCATTAAACAACTCGTTTGTTTTCTCAGAAAAGTACTCCGATCTTTTAGTTGTCTCAGCTTGTGATTGTTGTGACTCTGTTTTATTGTTCTTGTAAGCGTTAAAATCCTCTAACTCTTCGGCAGGTATAAAATCCTTTGTTGACTCAACTTTTGTCTTATATGTTTCCTTGAGTTTGTTAAAGTACTCTTTTGCTTTTGCAAGTTCTTCTTTCTTTGCTATCTTTCTTTTTCGAACATCAGAAGCATCATCTGCATCTTCATCGTATGAAAATCTCTCACTAAGTTCAAAATCTACATCATCTGAATCTAAATGAGGCTTTTGTTGTTTCCAAAATTCAAACAGCAACTGGTCTTCATTCATACCATCAACATCTTTTGTTAATCTCATGAAATCATCTAGACCTCTTCCAGTTTCCTTTTTGTAGTTTAAATAATTAACTATTTCTTCAGGAAGGTCTGGGGTATCTTTACGTTTAGAAGTAAAATCGTCTAATGACGAAACTTCATCACCATATCTATTTTTAATAAATGAAAGAACTTCTTCCTCTTTTAAAGAGGGTTTATCTTCTACTTTCTCTTTTACCTTTTCTTCAATTTTAGTTTCCTCGTTAACAACGGGTGTTTCTGAAGGAACTTCTGTTGTCTCTACTGTTGTCTCTTCTTGGCCTTGACCTGCTTTCTTTAACAAGTCTGCTTCTCTTTCAGCTACTGACTTTTCTTCAGCATCATCTAGAGCTCTTACTTTTATATTATCCATTTGATTTGATTTTAATTGTACAAAGTTACTAACTTTTTTTGATTTTTATCTGGGGTTAAACTCAGCAAAATTAAATCCGTCTAAACTATCCTCGTTAGATTCAAAATTTATAGGAGGTAATTTACTTTGTCTTTGCTGTATTAACTTAGACTGTTCAGTGTTTTGTTTTGATATCCTAGCTGATTTAGCTTGCTCTCTTTGGACTTCCCTTTCTTGCATGCTGCCTACATCAACTCCTTTTAGCTGCATTTGATACATAAACTCTTCCGCCATAAGCTCCTTCTTGAGCATAGCTTCTTGTTGTAGTTTTTGTATAGCGAATTGCGTTTCTGACTTTTCAATCTCTATTTTAGCCTGCATTTCAGCTTGTATTGATTGCATTTTATTTTGAGCAGCTGCTTGTTGAGATTGCATATTTACCTGACCCTGCATTTCCATCTTCTGGTTTTCTCTAGCGATATCTTGCTCTTGTTTCTTTCTTCTTTTTAGCTTCAATAGCTCATTTGCCATCTTTAGGTTCTTTATCTCCCTAATGTCAATAGCATCTTCTAAACTAATTTGATCACGACTCATAGCCATTTGAATATTAGCTTCTAATTGTGCTTTTTGTTCTTCATCAGGAGCAACTTCTAAAAACACTCCAAAATCATGCAGGTATAAATCTTTTATGCTATCTAATATAGATACGTTGTACTTACCTACTTGCATAGCAAACTCTTCTTTGAAATCTGCATATTCTAAAACATCTGCTAGTCTACAAGACAATGCTTCAGCTAACTTCTGGGTTATTTGAACATTTGCCTCTAATATGTGTCTAGTTGCAACATTTGAATTTAAAGCAGCTAATTTTTGTAAACCTACCAAAGCATCTGGATTAGGTGTTGATGCATCTCTAGCTTCGTTAAGTCCCGTTACATCTCTAATCATATTTAGATAATGGTTGTACGAACTTATTAAACTAGCCATCTTAGCCTGACCACTGTTAGTACCCAGCTCCTGTATTGGAACTCTAGCATTATTAAATTCACCATCCTGAGTATAACTTCTCCCAATGACACTACCCGTTTGAAAATATAGCTTTAATGCGTCTTCTGGATTGTAAGCAGCTCCTGTTCCCAAATCTACTTCGTTTAATCCATCGGCATCTATAAATACACCATCAGGCACTACTCTAGATATAACTTGTTGTAATTTAAGATGAACTATTTGTATTAAATCAGCAAACGTGATCATTCTTCTTACTAAAGATTCAATTACGCCCTTATACATTCTTGGAGCAGCTCCGATATAATTAGGCAAAGCATACTGAGAAGCTGACTTAGGTCTAACCATGTTCTTAGATAACTCCCACTTTAATACTTTTTGAGTACCCATCACCATAATACCTTCGTACCAGACATCTATTCTTTTTTCTAACTTCTCAAATCTTTCTTGTTCTTCTACTGGTGGATTGAAGTCATCATCTTTTCTAATTACCTTTTCACCACCATTATCCATATACTTTTTCTTATAAACCATTTTTTTTGTGGTCTTATAATTGTAGTATAGTAAAGTGACTACATCTTTTTGAAACATACTATCCTGATAAGGTCTAATAATTCCATAGTAGTTATACCATAAAGATGACATTTGAGATATTTCCTCCATCTCTTCTAAACTGATATCTGGATTTATCTTAGCTAGCTCTGTTATTGGAACTTGTTTTACTTCTCCAAAATAAAAGCAATCATCAAAAGTAGGGCTTTCTGTATAGCTATAAACTAATGAAGCTGGATCTACGTATTCTATTGAAACACCTGAATTAGGTAGAAACTGGTGCTTTACAAATGAAGTGCCTAAAACCATAAGGTCATAGTTCATTTGCTTCTGTATCCTTTGTTTGTAATGGTTCTGTTCTAGTAATGTGTCTATAGCTTCTTCTTCAGCAATTTCAATCGCTGGCTTATAGTTCATTTGCATATATAGTGCTAACTCCTGCTCGCTTTCCGGTAGGTCTTGCTTAGGTGTATTAAACATATCTATACCGAACATAGCTTCTGTTGCCTCTAACATAGGTTTAGCAATCATATCTGCTTCTACAATTTCCTGAAACTTATGTTTTTTCTCAGCAGACATAGCGTCTTGAGCCACCGCTTTTACATCAAATAATCTATCAGCCATTCCATTAACTACAATGTCAACAAACTTAGGAATGATAGGAACTGGTGTCCAATCTAGATTTAAATAACTTAAGTCTCCATCTACAGATATCTCGTTTTTATATTTACCTATAGGTTGTTCTCCCCTAGCATATAGTCTTAATCTATGAAACTCTACCCACTGATCATAAAACCTGCAACTATTACCACTTCTCTTAAACCATTCATACTGTATTGATTCTCCTACTTGTCTACCGTATTCGATAGTTTCTTTTTCTGAGTCTGTTGCTGATTGGTTTGGGAAGTTGGTTTGGTTAATTATAACTGATGGTTCTTTCATTTTTACTTTATAATAGTGCTCAATGTACCTTTATTACTATATCTTGCAAAGTTAATGCTTATTTTTGATTCTTTCTTGGGAACATGATACAAGTGTTTTTGATTAGCCATTATAGCTAGACCTGAACTTATTGTAGCGTCATATTTAGTCCTGTTGTTTATATTAAATTTAGCCCAATCTTCTAGAGTTCTAGTGAAGTACATGGAACCCATTTCATCTGGATCTCTATACACTGAATCTAAATCTAATCCTACATATTTCTCTATGTAAGACTCCACAGCTGCAGCATGAGCTTGTTTTACCGCTTCTGATGAGTTTGGTATCCCTCCAAGTTCTTTTTCTGTCTTAGAGAGCGTTGTTTTACTTTTGTCAGGTCTGTTTATTGAAAAGGCTCTGTAACCTCGGTTTTTAAAATGGTAAAGCAATCTAGGTTTATTATTCTCAATTAAAATAGGCATACCATAAAAAACACAAGCCATAAGCACGTCTTCAAAAAATATTTCTGCAGTTTGTGGTCTAGCTACATATTCTAAAAAAAACTCATTGCTAGGAGCTTCATCCATATTAAACTTTGTTAGTCCATGCAGAGCTCCATTTGATCCAATACCACCTACAGTCCCAGAAATATCATAACTATCGCATCCAAACGAACCTAAGTGTTCATTGCCAGGGTAAAACATATTAGACCTATTTATAACTCTGTTTTGTAGCTCAGGTTTTGGAGTCCAAGAAACTAAAAATCTTCCTTTTCTGTCCGGAACCCATATAACCTTGGTATCTTGTATTCCATCTTTCCAAACAAACTTTCCTTTAGTAATATACCTTTGTTTAATGAGAGAATCGTTGTAGTCTATTTGCTGATATATTTTAGTTAGATTAAACAAAGACTGCTTACTTTCATCTCTAAACGCATGTGATTCTGTTCTAGGAAACTGTCTGTAAAATTCATTAAGAGCATCTGCATCATTCTTTAAAGACTCTACCTCATTCTCCCAGTATTGAACAACACCTAAACTTATTTTTTCTTGATCTGTTCCTATTATTGGTTTTTCAGGAGTGTCTAAAACAGCATGTCCAAATTCATCTATGTATCCCTCAAAATTATACTCCATTGGAATAAATAATGAATACAACCCGGACTTAGTTTGACCATTAGCATTTCTACTAGTTACATCAGAATCACTATATAATTTTTTAAAGTTTTCACCACCTTTATCTAAAGCATTAGAAGTAGA